CTGGTATCGATCTCGGTAACGGCGCTGTGCGCAAGGTGCAAAACATCATCGCTCTGCGATTGGAAAAAGCGCAGGCCGATCTGGCGCTCGATGCATCCAAGTACGCGGCCAGCAACAAGACCACGCTCTCCGGTACCGACCAGTGGAGCGATACCGGCAGCGATCCTGCAGGTGACGTCGAAGCTGCCAAGGATGCAGTGCGCGCCCAGATCGGTCGACGCCCCAACACTATCGTGATGGGTGCCTCCGTGTTCTCTGCATTGCGGAACCATCCGAAGGTGCTGGACCGCATCAAGTACACCGGCCGCGACAGCGCCACGCCTGATTTGCTGGCATCGCTGTTCGGTGTGCAGCGGGTGCTGGTCGGTGATGCCATCTATGACAACAACGGCACGATGGCAGATGTTTGGGGCAAGAAGGTCGTGCTGGCGTACACCGAAGTCGGCGGTATCGCCGATCAGGGTCTGCCGACCTACGCTTACACCTACCGTCTGGGCGGCTATCCGATCGTCGAGCAGCCGTATCAGGACCGTAATGCCAAGAGCTGGATCTATCCGGTTACCGACGAAGTATCTCCGGTGATCGCAGGCGCCAGCGCTGGCTTCCTGATCTCCGGCGCGGTGGCTTAAGAAGGCATGTTGATCGAAACCCTCTCCACCCGGAGAGGGTTTTAGTGAACGACCGAAAATCAACCAGGAGAACAACATGGCAAAGACCTACATTGCCCTTGAAAATATCCGCCACAACGGCAAGCGCTATGCACCGAACGACGACATCGAGCTGGATAACAAGGCCGCCAAGCAGCTGCTGGAACTGAATGCCGTGAAGGCCAAGGTAGTTTCCAAAGCCGCCCAGGATGAAGCAGAAGCAAAGGCCAAGGCAGAAGCTGAAGCTGCAGAGACCGAAGCAAAGGCCAAGGCAGAAGCTGAAGCTGCAGAGACCGAAGCAAAGGCCAAGGCAGAAGCTGAAGCTGCAGAGACCGAAGCAAAAGCCAACACTGGCAAGGGCAAGGCTAAGGCCAAGTAATGGCGGAATACGTGGCAGTCACGCCCATCGTGTCCGGTCAGACCAGGTATTCGCCTGGCGATGAAGTGCCGGAGCACGTGGTCGAGGCTGGCAATCTGGCTGCCCTTGGCGCGGTAACGGTCGATGGCTTGTTGCAGTATCAACGATGTGTGACCTGTGGTGATTGATTGATGGCTTACGTAAGTTCAGGCGAGATGATCGCGCGCTTCGGCGAGCTGGAGATGATCCAGCTCACCGATCGCGACAACACTACCGGCGTGGTGAATCTGGCTGTGCTGGATGCCGCCATTGCTGATGCAGAAGCCGAGGTGGATAGCTATATCTCCGTGCGCTATGCAATGCCGCTGGCGTCGGTGCCGGATATCGTCAAGAGCATGACGGCCGATGTGGCGCGTTACCGTCTGTATGACACCGAGGTCCCT